TGGCCTTGCATTGCTTATTTTCTATAGTTTTCTGGAAGGTTATAAATCATAGCTTTTTTGACATACTCCCACGACTAAAGTCACGGGATTCTGGATTCAAGCAGAAGCAGCTTCTTTAATAGCAAGACTTACACTCCCTAGCCCAATGGAAGATGCCCCTTCCATAAGAATATTAATCGCTGCGTTCCTGTCCCGATCATATGTTGTCTTGCAGGTTGGACAAGTCCATATTCTATCAGCAAGAGTTAACCCATGATTGACTTCGCCACAAACATGACAGGTCTTAGAGCTGGGATAGAGACGATCGATAAAAATTACTTCTTTGCCTTTTATCAATGCAACATGTTTTAAGATATTGATAAAAGAAGAATGGCTTAAATCTGAAACTTTGCGCCCCCAGAGACGTTGCATGGCTTTAATGTTTAGATCTTCCAAACAAATATAATCGTATTTATCAGTCAGTTCATGAGCCAACTTGAAAAAATAATCTTTACGCAAGTTGGTTATTCTCTGGTGGATGCGAGCAACGTTCATCTTTGCTTTGTTGCAGTTATTGGAGCCTTTTTTCTTAGAACTTAATTTCCTTTGCGCTTTTCTTAACGTGTTTACTTCTTGTTGATAATACAACGGGGAATCATAGCTTGCACCGTCAGAGCCTACGAGAAAAGTTTTCAATCCAAAATCAAACCCAACGGCGATATTACCCGTCCTGTCAGGTCTATTGATTTCTTCCTGGACTGAAAAGCATATCCAAAAGTCTCTTAAACTATCACGCTTAACCGTTACCGTCTTGATGGTTTCAGGAAGTTCACGGCTTTTGCTGTATTTATAGGTTTTGTTACCAATGCGGATTTTGTTACCGTCCAATAGCTTCCAGCCAGCTTGTTTTAAGGTGAGAGACTTATATTTTTTAACTTTTTTAAAAGATGGCGGGGATGTTCTAATACCAGTTTTCAGGTTGCGAAAGAATAATTGATACGCTTTATCAATGCGCTGAACTATGTCCTGAATGGCCTGGGATCCGACATTGTTCCAATAAGAATACTTAGGCTGTTTCTTGAGTTTTGTTATGTGTTTCATCAACTGGTATTGGTTCAAGTGCTTACCTGTCAGACGGTAGTATCTACGATGGAGAGCGATACAATGGTTATAGATAATACCGGCTATATTAATCTGGTTGTGCAGGTTTTTATTCTTTTTAGAATTATATAGCTTATATTTGTAGATACGAATTATTAACATCTATTTCCCTTTCTGGTCCTCGATATATTTAAGGACAGTTGATTCAGATATATGGCCAACGGATTCACAATAATAGGAACGTGTCCAAAGTGTGGGTATCCGGCTTTTTACTTCAGGAAACTCTTGTCTTATAATTCGAGAAGTATACCCCTTAAGCTGTTGGACTATGAAGTGTGGACTATCAACTGGGGTTGCTTTTATAAACAGATGAACATGGTCAGGCATTACTTCCATATTAATAATTTCAACATTTATTTGTTTTGCCTTTTCTAAAAGCAATTCTTTTAATCTGGTTTCTGCTTCCCCAATTAATACTTTGCGCCTATATTTTGGACACCAGATAAAATGATATCCGATATTATATACAGTTGTTTTTGAGTGTTTCCAACGTTTATCCATAACTGTATTATAACCATAACAAATATGCAGATGTCAACGATATAAGATAAAAAGAATAGGCCATTCATCCCACAGCTAAAGACAGTGGGCTTTCTGGCCGACTTTATTCGTAAAATTCTGTCGGAACCGTTGATTATTCGGAATAGTGTGATAGGATTAACATATTACACCACATCGCAAAATTCCTTAAGAAAGGAGGGACACTATGGCAAAAGTATACCGTCGTAAGAAAGATAGCGATACATGGCATTTCTGTAGAAATTGTTCTAATTGGCCGACAAGTGATTATATAGAATCTGCTTCCAAACCAACCTATGGAGAACTTTGCAATGAATGTAGAAGCAAAGAAAGCCAGGGTAACTGCAGCTAATTACGTTGAAACTGAAGCGACACTTTGCAACCTGCGAAGCATATTTCTTTTATGGAGGTCGAATAATCAACCTCCATTTTTTCTGCAAAATTGTCAAAACAGGCTAAACATACTACTCGGTTCTGATATTTTGGTGGTATTACATTTAGCCATACATCATCAGGAACATTATAGTTGAACTTATCTATACATCCGCAAACTTTGCACCTTTGTTGCAAATTGTTCCAAGCATGGTATTGTAGCCCATACCAACGTATCGGAATTATACAAAAATGTTCTATCCAATTAATAATATTTTCCAATCGCATAAAAGTTCACCTATAAATAATATGTGCATATCAAATTAATATAACCAAAAACCCGCCTCCCCCGGCGGGCCTTTTTTTCATTCTGACACAACTTTTCTATATTATACCATACCTGCACAATATGTCAGTATCATCCTGGTATCATTTTCCCTCCGTAAATTTCCTGCGAAATCTCTGCCGAAAGACGTTTGACGTGACTCTCCGAATACCCGAGTTCATCGGCAATCTCGGCCAGTGTCTTGCCCTGTATTTCACGAAGAATCGCCACCTTATTTTTAGGCCGATCCATTTTCTCAATTATTTCATCGATGTTTTTTTTCCGGTATTCGAGCGCCTTAAGATCCCGTTCTTTAGCATCCAGCTCCTTATTTATTTCTTCTAGCCTGCCCCACAAGGCCTCCAACTTGGGAGGCGCAGAATATTTGCGATCTATTTTTAAGTCCTGATACTGAATAGCTGGGTAGGAGGCCGGCGCGCCGCTGAGCTTGCCGATCTGGAATTCTATTTCCCGCCGCTGTTTCCTGAGCAACCGGATTTCGGCTTTAAGCATTTCGATGTCGTAGCACAAATCAAGGTAGTTTTTTATCCTTTTTATCTCTTCCACAGGCCGGCCTCCTTTTATTTTTACGCCTCCAACGTTTGGCACTCAGGACAGATATCCCACCATTCACCATTTCGGTATTCGCTGCCCCACCCATCAGCTTTTTTGTAGTCAACAGCCTCTTGA